TTTTCAGGTAGGTTCTTTCCAAATTTTCCATTGCTTCAAGTACAGCACGAACTTCTCCGTTTCCTCGTGTACTTCACATAGTTGGCGGGGACTTTGTAGGATGCGAGAATCTGATACAACCTCGCGCGTGTGATCCCGTGCTTGCGGCGAATCTTTACCGGAGAATCCTCGCCAGCCTCTTTGCCGGCGGCAACTTTGGCAACACCGCGCATGTAGGCTTGCACGATCTCGGTATTGCGCTGGTGATACGCCTTCATGCGCTTGTCGTGGTCTTTGATCTTCTCGATCTTTGACATTGAAAATCCCCTGAAAATACGGCCTTAAAATTAGCTTGACTTGACACTATACATAGCATATTCTTTGCTTCGTTACAACCGATACCGTCACGGCAAATTGACGGCCTTCCGTAGCTCCCTAAAAAGGAGCATAGGAGACACAAATGGAACTTCAGCAAGCCTCACGTCAATGGGCGTCCCGCCCCTCTGACGAGCGTTTCACCTCCCTCTACGACATGCAGCGCCACTTCTCCGGGTTGAAGGAAAACTCGAAGGAACTGGTCTTGTCATCGCGCCGACTGATGGCTGTACCGAAGGACGACAACAAGGGGCTGGTGGTTGTCAGTAATGACAACGAGTACAACCCCACCAACTGGGCCTTCGGGCAACTGGCGCAACTGGCGGAAGCACCGGCCGGGTATCTGCGCTCCCTGCCTTCGCCCATCGCGGCCGACTGCATCAACTACGGTCTGCAATACAAGCGTGACATCGAGGATGTCGGCGTTCTGCTCTACAAGAACGGCGGCGCTCCGGTGCTGCGTGCGGCCACCGGCCCGCGTTACGGGCGCATCTGGAACCTCGACATCGTGAACGGTCTGGTGGACCGTTTCGGTGACGGCATCAGCGGTCAGTTCAAGGTTCCCGGCGAGTTCGGCAAGCGTGTCGAAGTGACCAAGGCCAACACGACCCTGTACGCGGGCGACCGCGATATGTTCGTGTTCCTCGCGGACGAGGACAACCGCATCGAGGTTCCGGATCGCCGTGATGGCAAGTCCGGCAGTCTCGCGCGCGGGTTCTTTGTCTGGAACTCAGAGGTCGGATCGGCCACCTTCGGGGTTTCCACCTTCCTGTTCGATTACGTCTGCTGCAACCGCATCGTATGGGGAGCGAAGGACTACGCCGAGTTGACCATCCGCCACACGGCCAGCGCCCCGGACAAGTTCTTCGAGGAGATCACCCCGGCCTTGACCCGTTACGCGCGGTCCTCGACCGCCAGTATCACCAAGGCAGTCGAAGCGGCCCGCGCGGCACGGATCGATGACGTGGACGTGTTCCTGAAGAACCGCTTCGGGAACCGCGTGGTGGCCTCCATCAAGGAAGCCCACCAAGCGGACGAGGGCCGTCCCATCGAAACCCTGTGGGACGCGGCCACCGGCATCACGGCCTATGCCCGGAACATCGAGTATCAGGACCGTCGCGTGGAAATCGAGCGCGAGGCCGGCAAGGTTCTCGATCTGGCAGCTTAACATCAACCATGGAGAGCGCCCCCGAAAGGGGGCGTTGTTGAGATGGACTACATTGACATCAAGTACGCGCTGGCGAAGAAAGGCTATACGCTTACAGCCGTGGCGCGTGAACTGGATTTGTATGGCCCGCAGTCGGTACAACAGGTGCTGACCAGAAAATATTTCAGCCAACGTGTTGAACGGCGCGTGGCCGATATTACCGGCCTGCCGTTGCACGATCTGTTCCCGGATCGGTATGCCAAAGACAAACTCATCAAGAAACCGAGAAGGCGAACCGTTTTGGTGTACAAAAACGAGAAGTATCCGCTTTCCTGACAGGAGAAAATCAATGAGCAAGAAACAACCCAAGAAACCCCTGAAGTCCGTCGAGGGTGAAGTGATCCCGGGATCGCAGGTGCATCCGGAGATGGCAAAGCCATCGAAAAAGATGGCGGTGAAAGCGGCGAAACCGAAAAAGGAAGAACAGTCCCTGCTCGCTGTCATCGAGCGTGCCGCCTCGAATCCCGAAGTGGATGTCGCCAAGATGGAGAAGCTGCTGGAAATGCACACCAAGATCGTCGCCAAGCAGGCCGAGGATGCCTTCAACATCGCCATGACCGCGGCGCAGACCGACATCCGCCGGATCGCTGCCGATGCGGAGAATCCGCAGACGCGGAGCAAGTACGCGACCTATGCCAAGCTGGATCGTGTCCTGCGCCCGATCTACACCAAGCACGGGTTCTCCCTCAGTTTCGACACCGATCCGAACGCGCCGGAGAACATCGTCCCGGTGAAGTGCTACGTGTCACACGTCGCCGGACACACCCGCACCTACCATGCCGCCATGCCGGCGGACGGAAAGGGGGCCAAGGGCGGGGACGTGATGACCAAGACCCATGCCACCGGGTCCGCCATGTCATACGGAATGCGCTACCTGCTGAAGATGATCTTCAACGTCGCCATCGGCGCCGAGGACGATGATGGTAATGCCGCCGCCGCGGGACCGAAGATCGATGAGCAACAGGTGGCCGAGATCAACCGGCTCATCAAGGAGACTGATTCCGGGTCAGGGCATTACAAGGAAGATTTCCTTTGCTACCTGTCGAAGCATGGCAAGGTGACGATCTCCACGGTCGAGGAAATCCCGGCGGTGATGTTCAATACCGCCAAGGCGGCACTCGAAGCCAAGAAGAAAAAGGCGGTGGCCCATGGCTGATCTGATCGAGCAACGCAGCGAGGAATGGCGGCAGCTACGGCTTGGGATTCCGACCGCCTCCCGGATCGGGGAATTGATGGCCCGTACCAAAAACGGATACGGGGCATCCCGTGACAACCTCATGGCGGAACTGATCGTGGAACGTCTGACCGGGCAACCGGCGGAACGGTTCATCAGCGCCCCGATGCAATGGGGCATTGACCACGAGGATGAAGCCATCGCGGCCTATGAATTCCATACTGGGCTGACAACGGAGAAAATCACCTTCGTGCGGCATCCGAAACTGGAATCAGGTGCTTCCCCGGATGTACTGGTTGGCAATGATGGACTGGCGGAATTTAAGTGTCCAAACTCGGCTACTCACATCGAGACTCTGCTGGGCGCGGAAATTCCTGAGAAGTACATTCTGCAAATGCAATGGCAGATGGCCTGCACTGGACGGAAATGGTGCGATTTCGGATCATACGATCCACGGATGCCGGAACACCTGCGTTTGCATGTCAGGCGCGTCATGCGCGACGACGCAAAAATCGGCAATATCGAAACTGAGATCAAGAAGTTTTTGGCCGAGATGAATGAAAAACTGGCGGCTTTGCAAAAGCTGGCGGTTTGAAAGACTTCCTTCGGGAAGGCGGAAGGTGGGCTGCGGCGTGGAGTGCAAGCGGTATAGATGGCGACGGCCATTGAGAGCGCGGCCATGGTGACACGCAGGGGTTATCCAGACTACGCCCCTACAGAAACGTGAGTCTGTTAGTCGGTTCGAATCCGGCCAGCCCACTTCCGTTTTTGATTAGGAGATAGAATATGGACTTTGGTGAATGGTCTGCTTGGATTATTTTTGTTTGCGCTATTTTTGGCATTGTCGTAGTACTGATAGAGCTGAAAAGGGCCCGTCGCCAAGCCTCAGCAGAAGCGGAACTCGCCAAGTACAAGGAGGCAATGAACAAAAGAAAACGCCGCCTTGCAAAAATTAAAGATGTTTCAGAAATACTTGAAGGGGCACTTTTAATGTTGCAAACAAGAGAACCAGGAATTCCATCTAATGAAATATTCAGTGGACTATATTATTTAATTAGATTAGCGAGAAAAGCAAAATGAAACATTGTAATAAGTGTGGTGCAGGAGAAGCGGAATTTATGGCGTGTGAAGAACCTGATTGTGGTAATTTAGTATCAACCACAATGTCCGACCGCGAACGCAGGCTGGTGGAGGCGGCGAGGTGGGTTATGTATTCAACTATATGTGGCATCAGCAAGTCAGGCGAAGCAGTTACGGCAGCAGAAGCCGAAGAAGCTATTGACTCGCTGAAAGCCGCCCTCCAACCATACGAGAAGGAGTAGGGGAATGTTCTACGAAGAAAGAGTTATCGAAGGCATCCTGCATTGCAGGAACTCACCTGATGGTGAGTGGGTAGTTGTCTCTCCGGAGAATATGACACTCAAAATCGAACGCCTCCAATCCTCCCTCACCCAATCCCAGCAGGAGCTTGAGCGGGTCAGGGGAGAGTTGAGGGAGGCGCAGAAGCGTCAACATCAGAGCGACTTGAACTTTGATGCGCTCGAAAGGCTACATCAATCCGCCGAGGCCAAAGTAAAAGAATTCGAATCCGCCCTCTGGGAGCGTGATGGATGTGTGCTTGTACAAAAAGAAATCATCGTAAATATTTTGTCACGCGCAAAGAGAGGAAAACTTCCCAGCGGTGGCCCAGCAAAGTGGTATGGTCTGTCTGCAAACCATGAAGAAATATGTCAGCTAGAAGCTGTGCTCAAAGCAGCGGAGGACAAATGATCCTGCTGGTCATCATTCTCGCCGCTGTTTTAGGGTTTCAAGCTGGCGCAGTAACTCAACCTTCTTCGCATTGTCCGCAGGAAGAACAGAGTGAACAAACTCCACGAGGCAATCTTCGAGACTCCCCAGATCATCAGCCGGCTGACAAAACTCCAAAGGCCGAATAAGTCTATCGTCAGGTAACTCGCAAACAACCACAACAGGTGGACGAGTGGCGCACGCTTCAAGCAGAAGCAGCACGACGATTACGATAATAATCGCTTTGGCATTTTGCATGATAAAAATCTGAGTATTTAGATTTCTTCTCTTTCATGTTTTCTGGATCATCGTATCCGCCACAATATCGGCACTTCTCAAAATTAGCATTTCCGGTAGCCTCTAATGCTCTTTGGCGACGATGCAGAAGCATATGGTATCTATGGTTTGGGCAAATTACGATTGCATGATTAGATTTTCCTACAACATCAAAGTGATGGACTTCCTCTGGTTTTTTTAATTTACGACCAATAGCTTTTTCTGCCAGAAAAATATGTTCATACTGACGAACACCATCCTTTCTTGTTATTTGTCGA